CATCAAAACTTCCAACACGTTGTTCTAATCCAGATTCTTGTGCATTCATTACAAATGTATTAAATATAAATAATGACTTACCTGGTTGATAAGACATAACTCTTTTTGATTGTCTTATGACTTTATCACCACTAGCTGTAGTTACATTTAAATTAACTGTAGATTTATTTGCGGTATATGAAACTGTTCCTGATCCAGTTAAAGATTCATCAAAAAGATTATTTTTTGACATTACATTTGTACTATCAAAAATAGTAAATGGATTAGAAACTCTTAATCTTCCAAATGCATCATAAGCATTTGATCCATTTCCACCACCAATAACTGTTGGTTCAACATTAACGTTGTTACAAGAACTCATTAGCAACCGAACCTTGAATTAAACCAAGTAAACCTCTCTAGTTCTTTTCTTAAATCATCTTGATATGAAAAATTTAATTGATCTTTCATTGTAGTAATAGATTCAATAATCTGTCTTTGGTTTTCAGAAGTATATTCTTCTTTTGGTTCTGGTATGTATGTAGTTATTCTAGCCATTAATAACCTGATCTTCCTCTACTTGTACTAGGTGAAAACTGACCACTACCTAATGATGTTCCTGCTTTATCTGCAGCTGATGTATCAAAACCACCGCCACCACCGCCACCACCGCCGCCAGTGTCTTGTTTAAATTGTCTTTTCTTTTTTGCAGCTTCTTCTAAGTCTTTTTGTTTTTTAGCTTCTATCTCTCTTCGTTTTTCAAAAAATTCTTTTCCAGTTCTACTTGAACCAAATAAATCAAGCATACTACCTGTTTTTTTAAATCTCTCTGCTGCTCGATCAAATCTATTTAAACCTGTGTTTGGATTATAGAAGTCACCACCAAAAGAACTAACAGGTACATTAACACCATCAATACTATATATTCCATTTCTAATTGTTCCACCTGGAGTAAATTGTTCGTAAGGTTGACCTCCACCAGCTATGTTTTGTAAAAAAGAAAGTCCAGGCACTGCAAATCCAAGTGCTTTTTCAAGTAAATTTTCAATACCAAATTTTGATTTAGTGCTTCCTACATCTTCACCTAAAGTTTCATCTTCATAAGCAGAAGGTAAAAAATCATAATCTTGGGTTGGTGAAAAAATCTTAGGTGCTTCTGAAATTGAAATTTCAGTAGGAGTACTAGTTTCTAAAAAATCTTCAATATTTTCAAGTTCACCAATAGAAACTTCACTAGCCGCAGCAGGAGTTCCAAAACCAAAATTACCTAATAAATCTAAATTAGAAATTCTTTCTGCAAGTGGAGCAGATGCTCCTATAAATCTTTCATATGCACTTTTTAAAGGATTTTCTGCAGCAATCGCTCGCATGATTCCAGATGGTGTATAACTACCTGCTCTTGATATACCTTGAATAGTATCATAAGGTAAACTTAAAGTAGCTGCCGCTGCCGGTGCAAGTATATCTCTTAATACTCCTCCAGGTAAATTTCTAACTAAATCTTCTGTTGCTCTAATATTATAATCTGCTTGTGTAGGAGCATTTGCTCTTATATTTAAAAAATCTCCCTGTGGATATAATGCGTTAAATATTGACATTTATCTTCTTCCGTCTGGTTTAATATCTACTCTTAATGTTCCATAACGCCAAGTTTCACCTACAGCGTCGTTTTCAATTTTTATTGCAAGAAGTCTTCCTCTTGCACGTGTATCTACTTTATCAGTAGATGATGTAATTGTAAAGGGTCCAAGTGGTGAGCTAGCAGCTGTCTGACTTGGATAATCATTTAGTAATAAAGTTACTTTTGAATTACCAGTTAATATTTTAAAGTCAGGTACAAAACGTTTCATAGACATGATAAATTCACCATCTCCTCTAATATCAGCTATACCTGTAGTTTGACCGGTAATTCCTCTTGTTGCAGAAATATCAAAATCACCTGATTGAATGTAAGCGTTAATAGAAGTCGTACCGGATGAATTGATTTGATCAGTTCCGGTTTCATGAGCATAATACGTTGTTGCTCCATAAGTATTTGTAATACCTTGTATTGGAAAATTAGGTGTAGCTGTTGTTGAGTAATCGGTTGCATAAGGTAATTCAAATACAGAAGCGTCTTGATATGAAGTTCTAGCTAATGAACCGGTTGTCCACACATTTTCTCCATAGTTATAAGTAACTGATCTGTTAATTTGTGTTTGGCCACTTTGAGGATAAAACCATGTTATTTCATTATATAAATTATTGTGACCTGCATATATAATTTTATTAGTGTTATAATTAATACCTAAATTATCTCCACCAGTTGTAAATACAAAATCTTCTACCAAACATGGAAGTGATTTAACAGTACCGTCAAACGCAAAGAATCCTCCAGCATCACCCATCCAATATACAACACCGTTTGCATAAACAACTGCATGTTGTCCCATAGCTCCGCAGTTTACCCCTACTTGTCTAATACTAAATGTAAATGGGGGTCCAACAAACTGAACTGTATAAGCTGCAGTATCTGTTAGAATTAATACATAGTCTTTACCTTGAATAGCTGCTCTAATTTCATTTCCTTGGTCCAATCTAAATGTACCTGCAGTATTCGTTGCAGTAGGTAAATAAGTATTTAAATCTTCTTGATTAGAAAATCTTATAAACATTGGATCTTGTGTTGTATTATCTCCAATCGTTGTTTCAGTTCCAAGATGAAATAAGTGTCTATCACGATCAGATACAATAGTCATAATAGATGCAGTTGGATTATTTGTTGTTTCGTAATTAGTTGTAGTTGTTGATGCTCTAACTGTTCTTGCATTACTTGCTCCAGCATCCCAAGTAAATGTTTTACCATTATGAATAGTTGCAACTAATACTTCTCCAAAATTATCAAGACTCCAGTTGCCTGGATCCAGAACCACTGCTGCAGTAGATCTTGCTGTACCCCAAGTTGAAGCTCCCCACAAACCTGCACCCCAACCAAAACCCTCTAACTGAAATATAGGTCCTACTTGCACATATGGATTTATTTCTGTTGATCCTTGTGCGGACATACCAGTGCCACCTTCATTAGCTGGCATAGTAATTTCAAAAGCATTAGCGGTTGCATTCAACACTTCAAAAGTATTATTCTGGAATTGAGCAGTTGTAAAATTAGTTTCTCCACCACCAGGTAAAGACACAGAAGTAAAAGTAATATACCTACCATTATTTAAATTGTGGGCAATTTTATTTACTGTTACTGTTGCAGAACCAGTTGTTGAATCAAATGTTGCTCCAGTAATTGCTGTATCTAATGGGGTGATGTCGTAAAATTCATTTGAATAATATAAAAATAAACCTTGTGACGTTCCAATTGCCGTATACTTTTCACCGGCTAAAGAGGTAAAAGAATGCTGGGCTCTTGCAACACCGGGTAAAGTTTGATTAGCTAAAGTAAGTTGTGACCAACCACCTATTTTCTCAGGAAGTCCATATCTGAATCTAACGTTATCTCCGTCAATCCATTGTGATTCAGCACCTGAAGCAGTTGCTTGTTTATTAAAGCCTGGTTTAAAATTGAGTTTTTGTAACATATAACCTCATTGTATTACATATTCCTTATTGGTGGAACACCTAATAATGGTCTTTTATCAAACTTATTTTTCTCAGCAAAAGGACCATTTCTGTGGTTATAATGTAGAAATACTTGTCCACATACTTGACCTTCAAATGGTTCTCGCCAATGTTCTAGTTCGCATCCACTATATACTAGCATGTCACCTGGATCAAGTAATACCTTCGTGCCTTCTGGGGCATTCGGTTTGTGTATTTGTTTATATTCATCAATAACTGAATCTGCACCGGTACCATCTATAAATATAGGCCAAGGATCACCACCTAAGTTTAAAGTAGTAGATATTTCACAAGAAGGTCTATCTTTATGTCTTCTTAATATATCACCTTGTTTATATATCCGTGCATAAGAATAAGTCGGTATTAAATCAAGTCCTGTCTCTCTAGCCATTACAGGTAACATCTTAACGAGTAATGTTTCCATAACTTGATCTCCATAATGAGAATAGGTATTAGGAACTTGTTGATCTGTCCACGTTCCAAACATCCCATTGTCATAAGTAATATTATTTTCGTACATCCATTTAACTGCATCACGTTTAAGTAAAAAATAGTTAAATATAAAATTAGCGAGTTCGTAGCTAACTGCTTTTTTGATTACTTGATATTTATTGAAAGCCATCTTGTATAAAATTAAATGAAACTGATATCCTTATATCATTTGTTTTGTTAGGTTCAACACAATGCCATAACCAAGCAGGAAACATAATTATTCTTCCTGGTACGGGTTCTAAATGTGCTTCTCTCCATAAATGTTTTGGAGGTTTACCTGGTTTTCTTGCAGGCATCATTGTTTGTATTCCTGGTCTTGGATCATTGATTGCAAGGGTCCCTGAATCTTTATTTCCTTTTACATAATACACACCACTAAATAAACAATTAGGATGTACGTGTGGTCTATTATATCCACCAGGATAATTAATATTGGCCCACATATTGCCTAACATTGGTTTTCGATCTAACCATTCTTCTTGGTATATTTCTTCTTGCATTTTATATAACTCTTGAACCAGTTGCTGAT